AACGACCAATACGGCGACGAAGAGCCGCGGCGCATCTTCAAGCAGAAGCGGCTGGCCATGCCTTGGAGCGAAGAGGGCGGCGAGATGGTGGCGCTGGCCGAGGCCGCGAACTACAAGATGTCCGACCCTTGGGACGCGGAGGCCGCGATCACCCCGAAGGCCCGCGTCGTCGAGCAGAAGGACGCCGTCCCCGGAAGCATCCCTTTCCGCACGATGGGGGTCGACGTCCAGCGTGGCCACTTCTGGGTCACGGTCCGCCGCTGGGCCAAGACCGGGCATAGCCGACTGATGGCCTTCGCTCGCATCGACTCATGGGGCAACGTCGAAGCCTTCGCCAAGCAAATGGGGGTCCATAATGCCATGATTTTGGTGGATAGCGGAGACAATACGACCGAGGTCTACCGCGAAACCGCCAAGCGGAATTGGAAGACCGCCAAGGGCTCAGGCTCCGATGACTTCGCCGTGACCGACAAGACCGGCAACACGACCCGCCGCTTCTATTCCGAGAAGCAGTCCATCGTCGTCCCTGGCATCCCGCAGCGGGCGACCCTGATCGTCCACAGCGCCACGGCTGGCAAAGACCTCCTTCACGGCCTGCGGGCCCGCCGCGTCTGGTCCTACGCCCTCGACGCCACCCCCGAATACGTCGAACAGCTGAACGCCGAAGTCCGCGTCAAGGACAAGCGGACCGGGAAACCCATGTGGATACTTCCCCAGGGCAAGAAGGACAACCACGCCATGGACTGCGAAATCCTCGCCCTCCTCGCCGCCGTCCGCTGGGGCATCGCTGGACGGGAAACCTCCGAAACCGACTTGCCTTCCGAATGACCCTTGGCAACCTATCTTCAAGGGTACGGCGTTTAGTGTTGTGGGTGGAAGAGACTCATGGCGTGGGCTGGGCGTCGTACCCCCCTTTCGCCTTCCATTGCAGGCATATCTAAATGGCCTCTGGACTCTTTATCGGACTTACGGAGTGCGAACTCCTCGACATCAAAGCCAAGGCGGTCGCCATGATCACCGAAGGTAAGACCCTGATGTCCTACTCCGACTCCGGCTCTTCCGCGTCCAAGCAGTTCGCCATGCCCCCGAAGGAGATGCTTTCCGAAGCCATGTTCGCCCTGTCGCGTCTCGACCCTGCCACCTACGGCGCCCGTCGTACCATCATCTCGACCGACTGGCAGAACCGTCAGGACTAACTTTCCATGGCCACCCGCAAGAAGATTCCGACCGTCAGCCTGCGTCCTTCTAAGACGCCCAAGGCCATGCCTGCCGCCGCCCCGCAGCCGCAAGCCTCCTACGGCGATTGGCAGAGCATCGGCGTGACGCGTGCCCGCCGTGCGGCCTACGGCGCCGAGCCTCGTGACCTTCGCCGTGACCTGACCCCTTACGACCGCCTGACGATGGTCCGCAAGTGCCGCTGGGCGGAACGCAACTCCGGCCTGTTCAAGCAAATCCTTGCCGACATCTGCCTCTACACGGTTGGCGACGGCATCAAGCCCCAGAGCCACGCGTCGACCCCTGAGATGCAGGAACGCTATGAGGCTTACTTCGCCGAGAAGGCCAAGCGCATCGACATCACGAACCGCTTTAGTTTCTACCAGGCTCAGTCCATCCTCCTCCGCGGCATGATCCGCGACGGTGATTCCTTCGCCGCCAAGGTGCGTAACGGCGCCGGGGAGGCCAAGCTGCAGCTCATGGAAGCCCACCGCGTCGGTGACCCTCTCGAAGGCAAGGTGCCCGAGGGTATGCATGACGGCATCCAATTCGGTCCGTTCGGCGAATACATCGCCGTCAACATCTACCGTTCCGACGGCTCGTCCCGCCAGATCCTCGCCCAGTCGATGATGATGGTGGTCGACCAGGAGTACGCGTCCGGCGCCCGTGGCGTCCCCCTGCTTCAGCACTCGATCAATACTATCCAAGATGAGATGGAGCTGCTCAGTCTGGAACTAAAAGCGACGAAAAATGGGGCGGACGTGGATAGGGTGCTGACCAAGGCTGGCGGCGTCATCGACTCCGACATGGCCGGCGAACTTGGCGCCAACAATGGCACATCTTACGCCAACGTTGCCTCTGCCATGGGTGGCAAATTGCTCGTGCTTGAGCCAGGAGAAGACCTGAAGTCATTCCAGAGCAACCGCCCAAACTCGACTTTCACCGGTTTCCTCGCGGCGCTCGAACGCGACATCAGCATGGGCGTCCTGCCTTACGAGTTCGTCGGCGACTCTTCCAAGTTAGGCGGCGCCACCGTCCGCCTGATCACCGCCAAGGCTGGCCGCGTCTTTTCCAAGTATCAGTCCATCATCATCGAGAACTTCTGCGTCCCGACTTGGGGTTACATCATCGGACAAGGCATCGCCGCCGGCGAACTGCCTGACGACCCGGACTGGAACCGCGTATCCTGGACGACCCCGAAGAGCGTCACCGTCGACGCTGGCCGCGAAGCCGCGAATGACCGGGCTGACGTCGAGATGGGCCTCCTCTCCATGTCCGAACTCTACGCCCAGCGCGGCCTAGACTTCCGCACCGAGATGGACAAGCGCGCCTCTGACATGGTCCACATCAAGGACTTGGCCGCCAAGTACGGCATCCCGTTTGAACTCCTGTTCCGCCCGTCCAACACCCCGGTCGGCACGATCAGCGGAGACGTCGAGGAAGGCCCGGAGTCCCCCGAGATGGAGGACGAACCCGCTGACCAGGAAGAGCCCGAATCCGAAGACGAACCCAACTCCTAACTTTATGCGTTTCCTCACCAACGGACTGTCGGGCCGCGAGCCCCTTCTCATCGACCCGACCAAGGCCAAGGACCACGCTGTCCTCGCCGAGAAGTTCGGCTTCACGGATATGCTTGCGCAGCTCTTCGGCGTGGCCCCTAAGCCCTACGTCATCGATGGCATCGGCATCATCCCGGTCGTCGGCGTGATCGGCAAGGGCCTGTCCCCGCTCGAGAAGATGATGGGCGCCGTGGACGTTAACGAAATCTCCGAGGCCCTGGACGCGTTTGCCGCCAGCCCCGAGGTCGAAAAGGTCGCCCTGCAAATCTCTTCCCCTGGTGGCACGGTCACCGGCGTCGAGGAACTGGCCAACAAGGTCCGCTCCTTCGGCAAGCCTACCCTCGCTTACACGGACTCCGAGATGGCCTCCGCCGCCTATTGGATTGGCTCGGCTGCTGACCGCGTAGTCGCCAGCCCCTCCTCCACCGTCGGTTCCATCGGCGTCTACATGGCCATCCCTGACTACTCCGAAGCCGCCAAGATGGCTGGTATCAAGATGGTCGTCATCAAGTCCGGCAAGTTCAAGGGCGCTGGCATCGAAGGCACGAGCCTCGACGAAGGCCAACTCGGCAACCTCCAAGAGGGCGTCGACACGATCCACGCCGAGTTCAAGGAAGCCGTGAACATGAAGCGCAAGATGGTGAAGGCCGAGGCCATGGAAGGCCAGACCTTCTCCGGCAAGCAGGCCGCCGCCCAGGGCTTGGTCACGGGCTTGGCTGACTCTTTCAACGACGCCCTGCGTTCGTTCTAATTCCATTAACCGCAAATCTAAGATGACCATCGAAGAGCAACTCCTCGCCGCCACCGCCGCTGTCTCTGGCCTTACCGCCGAGCGCGACGACCTCCGCACCACTGTCGAGAAGATGACGGTCGGCGTCTCTGCCGAACTCGAAAGCCTCAAGGTCGAAGCCGCGTCCAAGGACGCCAAGCTCGCCGAGCTGACCGCCGCCCTCGAAGTGGCCGTCAAGGAGTCCGAGTCCTTCAAGGCCCTCGTCGCCGAGCACGAAGCCAGCAAGGTCAGCGCCTCCAAGGAAGCCGCCAAGATCGTGGCCTCCGTCGGCGTGTCCCCGGTCGAACTCAGCCCTGCGGATGGCAAGCCCACCGCCGAAGCCGTCGACCACCTCGCCACCTTCATGTCCCTGCCGGTCGGCTCCAAAGAGCGCAACGAATACTTCGCCGCTCATAAGCACGCCATCATCAAGGCGGCTATCTAATTTCCCTCAACCCTCACCCTATCCTAACATATCATGGCTAACTCCATCGCAGTCGCTCCCAGCATCCTCGCTGAAAGCGTCATCGCTTCCCTCAAGGGCAAGCTCCCGGCCCTCCGCGCCTTCTCGTCCGTCTTCACCGCTGCCGAATCCGGCGCCGGCAAGACGGTCCAGGTTCCGCTGATCGGCACCTCCACCGCCACCGAGTTCTCGACCGGCGGCTACCTCACCCAGGACGACGCGACGATCACCGCCGCCAACGTCACCCTCAAGCACTTCAAGGTGTCGAGCCGCTTCTCGCCCCTCGACGTCAAGATGTATGGCGCTCAGTTCCTCTCGAACGCCTTCGTCCCGACCGCCGCCAACGCCCTCGCTGAAAAGTGCCTGGCTGAAATCGGCGCGCTCATCACCGTCGCGAACTTCGCTTCTGGCACGAACACCGGCGCCGCGCTGACCTACGCTGAAGTCGTCACCTCCAAGGGCGTGCTCGACGCCGCCAAGGCCGCTGAACCCCGCGCGTTCATCCTGAACCCGACCTACGCTAACGGCCTCCTCGGCGACGCCACCATCATCGGCAACTCCGTCCTCGGTGCTGGCATCCTGACCTCCGGCCAGATCGGCACCCTCGCTGGCGCCTCGGTCTACCAGTGGAATAGCCTCCCTGCCAACGCGGAAAGCCTCGCTGGCTTCTCGTGCGGCGCTGACGCCATCGCCGTCGCCTCGGCCCTCCCGATGTCCGAAATCCCGGGCTTCGAAGTCGCCAACGCTGTCGACGCCGACACCGGCCTCGGCGTCCAGGTCCTCATGGGCCAGGAGCAGAGCGGTTACTACAACGTCACCGCCACGCTGCTCTTCGGTGCCGCTGTCGGTCGCGCGACCTCGCTCAACCGCCTCACCACGGCCTAATCAGCCGCCGCAAGGCAAACAAACGAGGCTCCCAGCAATGGGGGCCTTTTTTGTGCCCCCTACCAATCCGGGCAAGTATAGGATGAGCCTCTACGGAACCGAGTTTCTCAACGACGCCAAAGAGATGGTGGCGGACTTCGGCGTGGCCGGGTCGGCCAACTCTGGGGCCATCACCTTCTCCTGCCTCATCTCCGACCCCGCCGTCTCGACCGTGCTCGAAGCAGGGGGGTATATGGAGCGGACCCAATACTCTGTCCGCCTCCCCGCTGTAACGGCCTCCTGGAGCCAGCCAGACGGGTCTACGGGGGCATCGGCGGCCCTACTGTCCTCGGGTGCCCCCATCGCCAGCCTTGCCCAGGGCAAGAAGATCGTGGCCGGCGGGAAGACCGTCCGCATCACGACCCAGACCTACAAGCCCGGGTCGGCATGGATCACGCTCGTCGTCATCGACGATAACCAGTAAGCCGCCGTGGTCAAAGTCGCCATCGAGCCCAAGTCCTACGCGGACTTCATGGCGGCTATCCAGAAGTACGCCTCAAAGTCCAAGCAGACCCTGCGAGACGCGGCGCTTGAACAAGCCGCCCTTGCCTGCCAAGACGCAGCGACCTTTACCCCTCCCCTGGCTAAGGGCGGGGGTGACGGCCTGTCCAACTCAGCTAAGAAGGCAGGCGAGCAGGCCATTGACCGAGACGTCGGCAAGGTAGTCGTCCCAATGTCTGGCGGCACAAAGGACACCCAGCGTGCCCGGGTGGTCAAGCGCCTCGGCTCCCTAGCCCTTACGGATAACGCCTCGTTGTTCTGGAAAGTTGCGGCCAAGAACTCGCCTATCCTTAACAGCAACGGCTTCCTGGCCCGGATGCTCTCTGACCGTTACAACGGCTTTGGAACTGTCTGGGGCTTCAAGAAGCTGCGGAACTACTTCAACCGCATCGGAAACAAGGTAGCCAATGAATCTCTCAATCAGGCAAGCCTTCAGTCCGTCGCTGAAATCCACGCAGTCTATAAGCCCATTTATCAGCGCGAAGGTGGCCGACTCTGGAAGGCCGGACGCAACGTAAGCGGAGTCGAAAAAATGAGCCGATATGTTGCTGAGAACAAGCCAGACCTAGACCGATACATTATGCAGAGGCAAAAGACTGTCGGCTCAATCAAGTCCGGCTGGGCGATGGCTCTGCGTACACTGCCCAAGCCTGTCATCAACGGCGTGCCAAAAGACTTCGGAGTCAAGCTGCTGAACGCCGCATGGATTACCCGACACAAGACTGTTCAGGGAAAAAACACGATCAGCTCGTCGAACAAAGACGTCGACGTCATAGTATTTAACGCGGACGGCAACATCAACGGCATCGCAGACCAGGCAAATGTCCTCGCCCTAGTCTACGGCAACCGCGTCAAGCAGATGCCAAAGCGAATCAAGCGACTCCTTCAGCAGGACATCGACGGCTTCAATAAGAAGTGATTACTTGTCGCCGCGAACTCCGACAAACACGGGGTGGCGCAGGGAGCCTTTAGGAGTCTTCATCTGATAGACGACCTCGGCGGTGCGTCCGATGATTGAAGCCTTGTCGGCGAGCAGGGCGACCCGGGTGGCGTTATCCATGCCGGTGCCGACATTGACGAGGCGGCGTCCGCAGCGCACCACGATGTGCCCTGCCATGCCGGAGCACTTGCCCGCGCCTTCGACCACGTCCACGATCTCTGCGTCGGTGGTGTCGGCGTCCTTGACCTTGAGCCAAGCCCTGGAGCGAAGGCCGTGGGAGTAGGGGGCGGTGGTGTCCTTGACCATGGCACCTTCGAAGCCTTCGGCGGTAAAGCGGAGAAAGGCTTCTTCTGGGGTGCAGGAGACGCTAGGGATAAGCAGGAGGGACGTAGGGTAGGACTGAGCGAACAAAGCCTCCAGCGAGGCACGGCGGGTGCTGTAATCGCCCTCCACGGAGGGAAGGTCGAACAGCCAGACGCAGGCATCGTCGGCGGACTGTTCCGAGCGCAGGGCACCGACCGAGGTGAAGAAGGACTTGCCGGACACGGCCTCGCCGTCGAGAAGCCAGACGCCGTCCTTGCCAGCCAGAAGGTCGAGGACATCGTCGGCCAGATGGTCGAGGGAGGGCATCGGGTTTCCGTTGCGGGTCTCGAAGCGCACGACGCGGCGGGATAGGTCCGCAGTGATCAGGACGCGAAGGCCGTCGACCTTGGGCTCGCAGACATATGACGCAGGGGTCTCGCCAGCATACAGGCGGGCCAGCATAGGACCACGGCTAACCTTAGCGGCCCTACGCTTGATGGGCCGGATGACGCGGTGCTCCTCGATACGCTGTAGCATACCGAAGAACTTGGTCAGGGCCGGGTCGTCGAACATAAATGCATCTAAGCACCGCCGAAGCCAACCTGTCAAGTTCCTTTCCCTACCAAAGCGGGCAAAGGTACAATGGGCACGAAGAGCATTAGGCACATCGTAGAGGCCACCTTGGCCACCTACCTATCCACCCAGACCGGGCTGACTACCGTGGCCTTCCTGACGGGCGACAGCGCCGCGACCCAGACCCTGCCCAAGGCCGTGGTCCTCTGCGAGTCCGCCCGCAGCCCTAACGACCTCCCCGAAGGCGAAGGCAACTTCAGCTGCTCGGTCCGCATCACCCTCTTCTCGAACGCCGACGACACGACCCTCGCCGATCACCGCGCCCGTTGTGCCGCCCTGTCCGGCAATATGCGCGACCTGACCAGCATCAAGGCGGCCTTCGTCGCCTCGACCGACGCAGCCTGTTACGACGTCACGATGCAGTCCGAAGACGAGGGCATCGACGAGCGCTCCTGGGCGACTTCCTTCTCGTTTGACGTGCTGGTGGTCCTGCCCGCCTAAGCCAATTCCAAAGCCCGCAATTACAAATGGCCGCCATCTCAAACGGAACCACCTGCATCTACGGAGTCGCGGGTACTGTCTCTAACCTCTTCGTCCAGAGCTACAGCCTCTCGTCCTCGTTCAACTCCGAGGCCATGGTCGTCGATGAGACGGGCATCACGAAGACGCACCGCCTCGATGACCGCAAGAGCGAGATCACCATCGAAGGCATCGCCAAGACCACGTCCATCCCGGTCCTCGGCGCCACCATCACATTCACGGTCAACACCCTTTCGGCCTATCCGTCTGGCTCGGCTTCGGTCTCGTTTGCGGGAGTCGTGACCAAGGTCGATGACAAGGGTACGAACAAGGGCTTCACTTCCGTCACCGTTACGGCGGTCGACTTCGAAGGTATCACCTACTCGTAATTGACACCCCCGAAAGGGGG